TGCGTCACTTATAAAATTGTATTGTACCGACTCTCTAACTTGATTTGCAGTTATTTGGCCTTTCAAATATTTCTCTTTTATTCTATTATACATACTGTACCTCTCAATATTTAGTAATTAATTGAGTTTTTAATGTTAATGTAGATACTCCGTCTATCTCAGTTGCGATAATTTTGAAATAAGGAGGTAAACATTTAAAACAAATCATCATACTAGATGTTATATTACCTGTCGTTGATTGTATTATAGCTCCACTACACCCTCTGTAATGATCTACATATGTTCCGTCTTCTTCTAAAGATCCTTGAAGTTTTATATTCCAAGTACCGACTCCTGTTATCACAATGTGTAATTGTATTTCGTCAAAATTCTGTTTTGTAAATGCATATTCTTGTACATTTGAAGTTGTAGTTATATTTATAGCATCCATTAATGTTGTATTATTATTAGCTCTTGCATAACCCATCACAATGCCCCCAATTCCGCTTGTAGTTCAGCAAGTAAGTCGTTTCTAATCATTACAAATTCTGCTAATATCATTGCAGACGGACTTGTTGCTCCTGACGCAACGACCATAACGTCTCCTGGTACATAATATATTCCACCAACTGAAAAATTCAAGTTGCCCATTTGTTGAAAGTTTTGCCAGCTAAATGTTTCTATCCAGCACCCTTCGTATCCGAACCTAAAATAAATTTTAAATTCTACTAATTTATTAGCACCGCAAATTGAGGCTGGATCCAACAAAATTGGAAAATAACCAGTCGGTATACTCATGACTGCCTGTCTACTCCAACCCTTTAAAGGTTGTACTGTAGAATAAATTGTAGCGGGTACTCCTGCCGTTACTACTCCGTCTCCGCAATATAATGTACCTAAGTTTGGTGCACATGTATCTCCAAATTTACCTATCGTTAATCCCGTATTTGTTCCGCTTGTTTGTACAATAAGTCGATTTATTCTTGAAAATTTGTTTGTGGTTAAAACTGCTGTTTGACCGTTCATCGTTATAGTTTCATTTATCTTGTTATAATTTTCATCTAATCCTTCGACGTATAATGTTCTTGCTCCTGTTCCGTCTGAAGTATCGTTTGCATTGTTGCTTGATATTTTAACTACAGTTGCGTTAGAGCCGTGAGGCGGAAACGCTATCGTCTGTGTTCCATCCGTTAATATTTCGTCCGAGGATCCAACTCCATTATCTATGTCTGCAGCGTACACAGTATTAAATGTAACCACACTATTATAAGTTCCTTCAGTTAGAGCCAAAAAAATTGGATTACTCATCATTTCTATTTGACGAGATATATTCATTAATTGTGATACTTTTGACGATATTGCCATATTTTATCACCCCTAAGATTTCATAACGCCTGTTACTGTTGCCGTTCCTGCATTATCTGCTACTGTTGATTTTATTTTAACTCTATAATAACTATAAGCAGCTTGAGTAACTGCATAACTATCTGTAGCGCCTGCAGCAACACTTGATTCTGCATTTACAATAACTTCATCGCTAAAATCTGATATATTTGCTCCGTGCACTGTCCAGTCTACACTATTTGTAATAACTTTTATTGTATAGCTTATACTTTGCCAAGCTCTAGCTGTTCCATTGCTATCTGTAACAACAGCATATGAATTTGTACTAGCTTGAGCGGCTGGGGTTATGTCTTCAAGTTGTATTATCCTACTTCCACTAACCGCATTCGTTGCCATTTATATACCTCCTTAAAAAAAAGAATAAGAGAGGATTACCTCTCTTTTTATTAAGTTAATGCTACTCCAGACTCTCCGATTACATGCCATTTAGAAGTTCCACCAACTAGTATTAAACAATCGTTTACATCTGCAAAAGTAGCCGTTGTTGCTGCACTACCGCCTTGTACATTTGTTAATGCCAAAGTCACATCTCCATTATCAACTGTCATTTCTATAGTTTTAACTATACCATACATTGTCGCGTCGGGAGCTGCTAATGTTGCTGCAAAAGTTCCGCCTGTTGAGTCTAATTTGGTATTTTTAACTAATACGCTTATAGCGCCAGCTTCTGTGATTGTCTCTGCTTGAGCAGATATATCGTTTTTGTTTAACTCAGCTGCAGTTGAAGTAACTCCATCTAAAATATTTAACTCAGCTGCAGTTGAAGTAATAGCAGTACCAGCAAGCTTAAGACTACCACCGCTTTCGACATCAATTTCACCACCGCTTTCTATATCCAAAGAACCGCCTGATGCAACTACTTGACGATCTCCACCTTGTTCGATATATACGTTCGTGTTCAAATAACTCATTTTATCTATCCTCCTTTTTTAAAGAGGGGAACTTAGTCCCCTCATTTTATTACGATCCTAAACCTAATTCTCCGTCGATAACATCTGACGATTGACTTACAGGTAGTGCTTTTTGATTGTATATTCCAGATACAACTGACTCTATTACTGCATTAGCTGTAGCAACTACAACTTTGAATCTAACATATCTCTTTTGCAAACCAATATAGTCTAGCACTAATAATTTGTCGTCAGCGTCAGATGCTCCAGCCGTATAACTTGCTGTAGTACCAAGTACCTCCTCGTCGCTCATGTCGCTCTCGTCACCTGCGAATAATTGTAAAGTTATAACTGAAGTATCTGTTACATCTCCTAACGCTAAAACACCTATCACACTATCTGCGCTACCTAGATCTAAAATATCTCCTACTGTTGTCCCAGTTCCTGCTGCTTGAGTATCTATTACTTTTTGAAACTTACATTCTTTTAATAAACTTAATATCATTTTAATTTCCTCCTATTTTAATTTTATTACGCTAATTTAACACGTGCAAAAGCTTCCTCTAGAGCAGGTGCTCCGTCAGTTGCGATTCTGTACATATAACCAACTTGATTAGTAGCAGCATATAATTCATTCAATACTTGTAATTCTAAAGATGAACTATCAACGATTCTGTATTGACTGAAATCACCTATCATACCAACGTAAAGCCCTGTAGTAAATGTGTTTGGTACATATTCGCTCATGATAACAGGTACTCCAAGTAATCTTGAAGGTTCACCTTCTACTATCGATTCCTGCCACAAGTAGTTTCCGTTACCATCCTTTAATTTAGAGATTTGAAGTATTGCGTCTCTGTGGAATAACCATCTAATATTTCCGCTGTTCATGTATTGAGGTAATAAACTATATTTTGCATTTTTAAGACCATCAACAGTTATAGAAGTAGTAGTGTTTCCAGTCGAAACGTCTCGGCTTGTACTTATTCCATCGGAGTTAGCTGTGAATAATCCTAGAGGTTTTCCGATTCCGTCTCCGCTCATGTACGCTTGCTCTAATAGTACTCCAACTTCATAACTTATTTCTTTTTGTACTTCACTTTCAACGTTTGGAGCATTTCTTAATAATTCTTTAGACACTTTTACAAGCCCGCTTGCGAAATTAGGTTTGAACTCTCTTCTTCCATATGCTAAACTACTGTCTGCTGTAGGTTGTGCTATTTCAACTCCCCATGCAGCACTTGATACTCTTGCGTCACGTTTTGCAAATCCAAGACTATGTGCTCCGTTTAAAATATACTTTGTTGCTAATTGACGTATCACAAGATCGTTGTCTACACCTTTAATGATTTCATTTGAGAACTGCATTGGAGCAACCAAAAATCCAGCTTGAGTTGCATTGTGTAATTGTAAATCCCTGTACTCTGCTCCATTTCCGCTTGTTATGAATTTTTTGAATGCATCACTTCTTTTTTCTTCAATTGATTTTTCAATTTTTCTTTCTTCTACTTTCTTTTCTACTTCACCATTCAAGCGCTCTCTTTCTAGTTGTCGTTCTTCTGCTAAGATCTTACCATTTAAAGTATCGAATTTTGCTTCTAATTCTTTCAATTGTGTTTCGTCATTTCCTTCCATAGCTTTTCTAATCTCTGTTGTCAAATTTCCTCTTTCTTCTTTCAAGCTTAATAGTTTACTCATCTTTTAAATACCTCCATTAATTTTTTTTCTAAAATTGGTTATCCATTCATTATTTTTGTCTTCCTCTTCAGATTTCTTCTTAAATTCTTGATATCTTTCTTCAAGACTTCTCACGTTAACTTCACTTTGACTGTATGCTGGAAAAGGTGTTGGGCTTATTTCTATTAAATCTGCTCTATTTATTGTCCTTACAGCAGTATCGCTTCTATCTTCCCAATCTTCTAACTCAGCATAAAATCCAAAGCTAACTCCATTGATGTCTCCTCTTTTAACTAGTTCATAGATATCATTTGCTTGAGTAGTATTTGCAAGATCTATTTCAAATCTTAGCCCTAACTCATCTTCGCTTAATCTCAATGTCTGATTTCTAGTCGATCCTAAAACTACATCTGTATTATGATTCCAAAGTGCCATCTGCTGTTTATCTAATAGACTATCCTTGAAGGCGCCTTTACTAAATTTCTCTCTAAAAAAACCTAATTGCTCACTTAACTCATTCCACTTGACAGCATAACCTACAATAGTTCTTTTCTCGTCTTCAACTGTCATTTCTGACACTATTGACCTCTTCTCTATTTTCATCTTCTTCACCTCCTTCGCCCACATCTTCTATATCTAGTACGTTGCCGTTTACTAAATATTTGTCTCCACCATCGTACTTATTCATATCTTCAAGTTGTCGAACTTCATTTGGATTCATTACTCCGTTCTGTAACATTGCTACGTAAAAATCTTTTCGTGCTGTTGTATCACCTCGAAGTAAACCGTTTAAATTAAATTTTGCAAAATATCTGCGTCGCTCGTTAGGTAGTAACAAATCTTTGTAAATACTTTGTTCTATTTTAACCGTTATCGGTAATATAGCATTTTGTACGAATTCAATACTCTGTTGCTCGATGTTTGAAAATGTAGCTCTTGACAAATCGAAAATTTTGTGAGGCGGTACACCAAAATACCTACATATTTCTAATACCTGAAACTGCCTACTTTCGATTGCTTGTGACTCGTCTGGCGTATTTGAGATTTTTGTAAATTTTGACCCTTCTTCGAGAAATAATATTTTGTTACTATTTCCAACTCCTCTGTAGCTTTCATTAAAAGAAGTTTTAAATCTGTTAAACGCGTTATCGCTAAGTGCGGCAGGATGCTCTACTATTCCTCCAACTATAGCACCATTTGCAAAGTACTTAGAACCGTACTCCTCTTGAGCTATTGCTAGTCCCAATGCATCTCTTGCGATTTTCATTGGATCGATAGATTCGTCTAAGTTGTCAAACTTCATTCCCCGTACATGCATAACGTTTTCGGGATATAGTATAACGTCGTCTTTATCTGTTGTAATTTTGTAGTATAATTCTTTAGTGTTTTCATTTCTATAGATTGTAACTCGACTCGAAGGTATATTCCAAATTTCAGATATTTGACCGTTTCCGTTTCTTATAATATAAGCAAACCCATCTCCAGTCAAAAGTAAGTTCACAATAAACATTTGCCAGAATTCGTAAGCAGTAGTTTCTGAATTAGGCATAGCATATATTTGATTGTATAAATCATGAGCTAATGCTTTTTGTTTACCACCTTCGCTTGTTTTGTATAAAAAAAGTGGTAAACTAGCAACTGTCTCACTTATTACTCTAACACAAGCGAACACTGTGCTAACTTGTAATGCTGTATTAGCAGTAACATCTACTCCGCTTTTAGCGACTTGACCTCCCCCGAAAAACTCTCTCATCCAAGTCGGTGGATTTTGCAACCCTCTTATTTCCACTATTTTTTGAGTGAATGGTATTCTAAATTTCACTTACTCACCTCCTTTTATAAAACTCTTATTCCTCTGTCTTCATATACATTATTTTGTTTCTGTTCAGGTACATATGCTCTAACCATCGCGTTTATTACTGCAGCTATAGCATCAATTCTTTGAGAATCGCTTGTGTGTTTCTTACTTAATTTAATATTTCCATTGTTGTCAACAACTTCAAAAGCGTTACTTAGACACCAAGTTAGTAGAGGATTTCCGTTATGTATTATTTTACCTTCTAAAACTAAGTCCCTAAATTTTTTGGTTGGTTCCGAAAGGGTATTTACACCTTGTCGTATTTCAACCATCAAGTATCCTTCAGCTTCTAAGTTGCTTGCGAATTCCCAAGCTGAATACGGATCGTAACAAACTTCTTGAGTGTTTTGTATAGTCTTGACTTTGTCTTCAACTGCTGAAATTCTTGTGACTGCGCCTGGTGTTATAGTTACCCATCCGTCTTTTGACCACATTCTGTAAGGAACTCGATCTCCGTGCTCATGTTCTTGACAACGCTCAGTTGGCATAAATCCGTGAGCGTCTACTGCGTAACGACCGTCTTCTAATCTCCAGACTTTGCCTATCGCAGTTAAGTCTCTACATTTACTAAGATCGACTCCGACCCAGCACGGTCTGTCTTTAATTAACTCATCGAAATTTTCTACTTCCAATTGTTTGTAACGATCCATTAACCCTGCCATAAATTTATCGTCACTATCCGTTTGCCATAGACAGCACCGCTTTACCAAAAATTCTCTTTTCTT